CGCACGCCGATCAGACCTCTGGCGATCGGCATCCATTTCGGCTCAAGCATCTTCGCCCCCTTGATCGATCAAACGCCCCACGAATCCCAGCACGATCAGCACGATGGCTGCACACTTGAGCTCCAACGGGGAAAATGCCTCTTGCATGCGGTCAGGCAGTGCAGCCCAGGCACCGAGCAGCGAGACGGACAGCGCCATGCTGTGCGTGCTGTACCACGAGCGCGCCTGGCGCCAATTGCGGACCAGTCTGAGCTTCATCGCCTATCCTCCAGCCGGGTCAGGCGCGCGCGAATGTCCTGCACCTCTCGATCGAGCGTGTTGATGCGCGCATCGTGCTCGGCGTCTTTCACGTCTTTGGCCGCCACCTGCGCTGAGAGGCCCCGCACTGTGCCGGTGAGGTCCGAGATCGCACGCGTCTGCTCGCGGATGCCGGCGTAGAGGCCGCCCGCCGAAAACACCCAAGTCACGATCGTCACGATCACCGCCCACAGCGGCAGCTCACGGGAGACGCGGACGGGAGGGGAATCGGAGGATCTGATGTGCATGTCGTCTCGCTCCATCGCGCGCCTCATGCTCCACCGCCAGGCTGAGCAGAGAGGTTCAGGCGTTTTTCGCGGGCGGCGTCTTCTGCGCGCTGCGCATCGACATCGTCCGGATCATCCCCACGCTCCAGGATGACCTGAGAGCGGGATTTGAAGCCCGCATCCACTTCCGTCTTGCGGGCCGAGGCGTCCTGCGTCGGGTGGATATATGCCCAACCCTGCGGATTCCAGAGGACACGGCGCGCGGCATCGAGCTCGGCTGGCGAGATCGCACCGCTCAGCACCGCAGCACGCGCCCAGGCATCGCGCACGCGCTGGCAAAATTGCGGGATGATGATCTGCCATTGCCGCTGCTCGCAGTGGCGCCGGAATTCGTTGATGATGACCCGCAGCACGCGGTCACTCACATCACGGATATCACCCGTGGCGAATTCATAGGGCACACCGCCTCCCGCCGCCACGCCAAGATGCTGCTGGCGCATGTAATCGGCATAGTTCGCACCAGCGTCCGGAGGCTCCGAGAACTTCACATCATCGCCCGGAGCGAGCTCTTGCGAGAGCCCCGGCTCCAGGCTCGCCATAGGCCCCTCCATGCTTTGCTCGTAGGGGCGCCCGGTCATGGGGTCGATCTGAGCATTGCCTCCTGCGGACGGGCTGCGGGTAATGAACATCGTGAAGAGGTTGGCCAGCTCTTGCCGCGTGAGGACCGCATCATCAAAATTGCCAATGCTGCGGAGCTTTGCCAGCACACTGGCGAAGTCGATGACGCCACGAATCTCACCGGGGCGACCAGGCTCGAACATGTGCAGCACTTGATCAGCCGGTACACGGACGAGGTCTGCCAGACTGGCATCCGGCTCACGGTCACCCGGGTGTGAGCGATACATCCAGTACGCCACGCGCCGCCCGATGCGGTCAAACTCGATCCCGGAGCGAATGCGATTGCCATCCGTCAGGTCGCGATCGACGAAGGGGACCATATCGGACTCCAGCAGCTGCACTTGCAGCGGCACCGCGAGTCCATCATCGAGCCGGCGAGGCCGAAGCCGCGCAAAGCACTCCCCGCCGCTGAGCCAGGTCTTCACGGCCAGCGTCTGCAAGCCGTAGAAATCCAGCACGCCATCGGCGTCGGCATCCGGCACCCAGTCGTCCCAGAGATCCTTCAGACGCGCACGCAGCGCTCCATCTTTTGTATGAGGCCTCGGGACAATACCCGTGCCGATGAGATTCACGTGCCAGACACGATGGGAGCTTTTTCCGGCCCATTCGTTGCGGATGGCATCGCGCATCCGGTTCCGCAAGACTTCGGCGCCCGACATGGCCACGCGAGGCCCGGAAGACGGCGCATTCCACCCCGCCAGACGGCGGCCACTACCGGCCGCGTCGTAGCGCGCCACTACCGGTGGCGCTACGCGCCGGTCAGGTACGCGGCCGCGAGCGCGGGCCCTCTTCTTCGGCGCCATCAGAATCCCCTGCCGCCGTGATAGAGCCGGACCTGCCTGGGCCGCATCGGTGCATCACCGCCGCCCTGCGCTTGCAGATCACGCACCAGCACATCCCGCGCCCTGATCAGCTCATCGATGCTTCGATAGACAACGGTTTTACCGTTGAAGGTGACGCTTTTTTCGCCTGCAGCGATCGCTTCGGTGATGGCATCGACATCGGCTTGCGAGATCGGCATGACGGCCTCGGGAGGTTGATCTGTGACCGTTGCAGATTGCCATTGCCGCTATTCCTGCTGCCATCCCGAGCTTGTCACTTCGCATCCCTGCGAGAGGGGGTCATTTTCGTGACGCCACGAAAATGGCCCCGATTCAGACCTCGATCTCGTCGAGCGGCAATGAGGGGGCTTGCCCCTCGATCACTCCATCCCTCACATAAGCCATTGCGCCCACCGGCACATCCACGCCACGCGCCAGAAGCTGCCCACCACCCGGCAAGGTGATCACGCTGGTGTGGTCCGCAGCCCGCACGACCGAGACGGTACCAATCCGCATCGGCGCATCCGGGAACACCGACTTCATCCGCTTCCACAGATTTGTCATGAGTAATGCCTTTCGAATACGGGCCTCTGGAATACCTGCAGGCCACGATCTCCATCGCGCTGCGCTGAGACCCCTGTTCCGACGACGAGACCTCGGAAAGGGTCTGCAGCCTCCACGAAGCTTGCCAGCTGACCTACCTCGATCAAGGTCGTGTCCTGACTGATCGGCATTGAAAGCGTCACCGATGCCATATGTCCGGCATTGCCCAGCTCGGCAATTCCTCGCTGACGCAGCGCATCGGTCGACGTCAGCAGCGGGTGCGTCACCATCGGAGCCATCCGATCGCCAGCAGTGCCCGCGCGTACCACTCGCCCCATGCGGCCTTGCGCCTGCCCGCTCACGATCACCGCGTTGTAATCCGCCCGATGCTGGGGCTCCAGCGTCTCGCTGATAATGATGTCAGGCGGAATCTCGATGTCGGGCGTCAGTGCGTCCCAATCCCACGGAGCTGCCGGGTAACGCGGCAGCACGCGCAGAACGCGCTGCACTCGGTCTGCCTGGATCACAGCCTGCACAGCCTCTGCGACATCCAGCACTCCCGCAATCGGGGCTCCGCTCACACTCCACACATTGCCGGGCACGAGCCAATCCGTCACCTTCCAATCGAGCGACCATCCCAGCGACACGCCGTTGTAGCTCAAGGCCTGAGCCATCAGCTGCTGTGCCGTTCCACCGGACGAGCTGAAGAATTCCTGCGAGGGCGCCTCGGGCTCATCGAGCTCGGCAGCGATTCCGCGCCCTGAAATCTTCACGCCGGTGCGCCCGAAGCTGCGTGTACGAGACGGCGCACCCTCCATCTTCAGCCGCCAACGGTAGCCATTGACCATCGCCTCCAGCTCGAGCGGCTCGCCATTGAGCGACGACAGGTGCGGCCATTCGCTGAATGCCACATCTGCAGACCACGACCACGTCCAACTGTCGCGATCAATGCTGATCTCAAGCGAGAGCGGAACGACTTCCAGATTGCTATCGACACGCCGCAGCGTGACCTCATTCAGGATCATGTACGTCCTCCGGACGGGAATGATGTGGCCCGGCGTTTCGGGCTCTTGCGGGTTGTAGTCGCACGGCGCACCGAAGACGAGATCGGCGCCTGTCGGGTAGCGGCAGAAGATCAGGTTTGCGTCGGGCTGGTGCGGCGTGACGCCGGGTTCGGTCGGGCGCGGGCTGATGCCTGGCGGCGGCACGATGGCGTCTTGCCAGCGCGTGCGCAGGTCATACGGCAGATGCTTGGCGGTGCCGGTGCGCGCCTCGCGCCCGACGTGCAGCGGGTCAGCATCCTGCCAGCGGGACTCACGGCGCAAGCGCCGGCTGTGGTCCATGTCTTGCCAGCGCGAGAGCATGCCCACGCGGGCGCGGATGGCGTCTTGCCATCGGCTGCGGGCGCCGTGGCGGGTACGCGTAGCATCTTGCCAGCGCAAGGTCGCGCCGCTCCGAATGCGGCGCGCATCCTGCCAGCGAGAGCCTACGCTGCTGCGGGTGCGGGTCAGTGCCGACCAGGCACAGCCCAGGCTGCTCTGCACCCGCTGCGCCTCCTGCCAGCTAGAGCCCACGCTGCCCGCTGCGTGAGCCATCGTGGCCCAGGTGTTACGCCGGCCGATCTGCAGGCCGTGAGCCGCCTGCCATGATGTGGCCGCCTGCCCCACCAGCGGACGCGAGATGTTGTGGTCATAGCTCGCCTGGACCTGCGCCGGCAGCTCGCCGAAGTCCGCATCCATGCTGGCCGACAGCGGCTCAGCCGCAATGGCCACGAGTGAGAGCGGTTCGAAGTCTGCATCCAGCGTGGCGGTGGCCGCGCCCTGCACGATGCCATCATC